CTTTTTGCGCTGCAGATAATGTTGGGTCGTTTGCGACAGTGTCATTATATTTTTTTTGTGCAATTTCTAAAGCGTCTTTTTGCTTCACCAATTGGGCGTTGGCTCGATACAAGTCCAAAGTTGGGCCCACTTGAGCGTCAACTAATTTACTTTGAATGGCTTTGTCGATTAACGCTTGAGTCAACTCCTTTGTCAAGGCAGTTAAATCTTGAGTCATTATTTGGTCCTTTGACATATTTCCGAAATAACCCGGATACATATCTTGTAATTTTTTAACGGCAGATAACCTGATTTCTTTTGATTGTGCTTCGTCTTGAGCAACGACAATCAAATTTTTTAATTCGGATATTTCTGCCATTGTGGACTTCACTGCTTCGTCACTCGCTGTAGAAATCGCTTTTGAAAAGCCATCGAATTTACCCGTCAACGTGGCAAAAACATCGCTCACTGTCAATCCTTTTTGAGCCATTATTGTCAACCCTGTGACGAGCAAAGATATTCCAAGAGTAATTCCACCGATTCCAGCAAGAGACGAAACCATTGCCTTCAATGCTCCGCCAGCTGACCCAGTTTGCTTTGTCAAATATCCAAATTGTTCGGCAGTGTTCGTGATATTGTTTCCAATACCGATTATTCCATACGGTGCATCTTGAGCTATTCGAGAAAAAGCCGTCAACGCTTGTCCACCGTCTTTTGTCTTTTTTTGGAAATTGTCAATCGCTGGAGTCGTCTTGTTGACAGCGACTTGCAAACTTTGAAACTTCGCTTTTGCGAGTTCGATTTGCTTTTGAAGTTCAGTCGTGTCCAAGCCAATTTTCAAGTCTTTCGACTTTTGTTGACGCAATTTCTCCAGTTCGATGACCGCTTGTGAGAGTTGTTTTTTTAAGTCGGAGATATCTGCTCCAATTTCGACTGTGAGTTTTTTTGCCATTTCTGAAATTCTTTTATAAAATTAGCTTTTTGCTTTTCGCTGACTCCGTTTCTTGTGTTTTTGTCAGTTGGCAATGGCAAGAATGATGTTTTTGTTTTTGCCATCTTTTTTGGGTCCAAATGTGGTGCCACATAAGTAATCCACATAGATTCACGCATTTTCTGAAACTCAATTCCTTCCATTCGTTTATATGCAAAAAGCCTGATTTGAAATTCAGACCAAGTCATATCATAAACATACTTTAAAGATTTACATTTCAACTCTCCAATTGAAAATGAAATGACGTCCTCGGCCCAATTTACTTTCCCGGCTCTTCAGTCGTTTTTGCGTCATTCTTTGGAACGTCTTTCGTCATTGATTCAATGAAAGCGTTCTTGAAAGCAATGACGGCAGTTCCATCTGACTCGTCAATCCAATCATTGACATCGTACAAATCGAAATCTGGAATTTCATTTTTTCGCTTCACTGCATAACTCAAAGAACAAAACATCAAGATTGGATTGAACTTGAATGGATTCTCGTCGATTTTGTTCAACTCGTCCATTCGAAGTCCGCTTGTTTCAAGAAACAATCCAATAAATCCAATTCCAAAATGAAACTCTCTGTCTTGTCCGCCAATATTCAAAATGATTTTTTTCATAAATTAAATGCTTGGATGAGTGTCGGTTTCAGTTATTGCCCCGTCTCCGTCAAGTGTCGCTGTGAACATTGCCAAATCGTCACCAGCACCCCAATCAGCATTCAAATCTGTGATTAATGCAGTTCCGTAATATTTCACAGAAGTCGGATTTGTAATATCGGTGTCCAATTTCCAATCGATTAACGTTTTCGCTTGTTGAAGTTTGAACAAAGCATCGTGAGACGCTTTTGTTGAGTCTCCACCAGCAGTTGTTGTGTCGATATATTCGCCCTCGGCGTCAATTGAATAAGCAAAACTTCCCGGGGTTTTTTTAACCACGCCTGGATAACATTTTGTTTTTGATTCAATAACTGAAACACTTGATTTCAAAGAGTTTTTTGTCAAACAAGCTATTGGTTTCCAAGCCGTTTCGTCGTAAATGTAGATAATTCCATTTTCACCTTTCATAATATTTTGTTTTAAAGATTTATAATTTTATTCAAAGATAATTAATTATTGAAGCAAAAGAATGACTCGAATGAAATTTCTGAATACATTTTGGGTACTGGAAATATTATCGAGATTATCCGGAAACTCATACGAACGGTTTACAACTTCATAACCCGGAATTTGCACGTCTTTTATCAAGTCCATTATTACGTTCTCCATATCGTCGACCTTTGCTCTTGAGCCAGGATTCCCAGCCCCGTTGTAAATCGTGACCAAGTCGAGCAACAAATAAGTTTCCCACCTGTAGTTGCATTTGTTCGCTTTGTCGATTGCTTTCGATTGAGTTGACATCAAGACATATTCCGTTGGATTTTGATTGCCTGTCACTTCCATATCAAATATGGGATAAGTTGGGCCAATTGCGTCCGAAATCACTTTCCTGACATATTTGTTTGGGTTATTTAACATCGCCGTATTTATTTAATAATTTGGTTAATGTTTCAAGATATTCTTTTCGTCCTCGCAATACTGCCGGATACAAATATGGACGGGCCCTTAAATTTATTTTTCTGATTCCTTGCCCCTTGAATTTGATTGCAATCTCTTTCAACTCGTTTGGGACCTGAACCAATCCGCCTGTTCCAAACTCAACATAGGGAGCATAGGGAGCCACCAACCCACCAGCACTTATTTCCCAAACTGTCGGACTTTGCTCAAGGGCAAGAATCGATTGACCGAGTTTGCCGAAGTTTGCCGGAGCGTTTTGCTTTGCGTAGCTTTCAACGTCTCGAGCCGTCATTTCAGTGATTGCCTCGATTTGTTTTATGGCTTCATCTCCATACTTTTTCAACTCTTGAACTACTTCATTAATTCCTTTTACTTCCATAAATTTCAATGTCTATGTTGTCCAAGTCAAGATTCAAGATTGAATCGATTTGGTAAGTGTTTCCATTAAACCTGATAAAATCAGTTTTTGAATTAACGTCAATGTCATAACGATTTCGAACGGTAAAAACATATTGAGAAACGTTGTCATTTTGCCCTTGTTCATTTGTGATTCTGGCTTGTTTTGAGACAATGTTCGCCCATCCAGAATACAATTGTGCTTCCGTTGTAATAAACCCACCAAACCCATCCGAAACGGGCGTAGTTCTCATTATTGTTATCGCTTTATCGTATTTTCTGGCTCTCATACAAATCGTCTAAAAGTGTCAATGTTTTGAGCAACGAAATTCGGGATTGAATTTTCGGCTCCGTTTGTTTCTTGATTATAAAACCAGAAATTGATAATTTGCAAAGCACAATCCAACAAACTTGGTGGAATCTCTTCCTTTGATTGACACCCAATCTCGAGAGTGACTTCGCCATTATTCGTTGGTACAATCGAATATTGATTCTTTTGAACTGAATGAATCGGAAGCGTCTTGATAGGACAATCGTAAACAGTGACAAAATCTCTTCCAAAATACTTTTTTGAACGCTCAAAGAAAATCCATCCAGTTCGTTGCTCGATGTAAGCACAGGCCGAGTTTATCATTCCAGTGATTTCTGCATCTGTTTGAGTTTGACTCGAATCGATTTTCAAATATAATTTTGCCTCTTCCAAAGGAATTATATCAGTGTATTTTGTCATAATTCCTCGTCTTTTTTGGCCTCTTTTTTGCCAGTTACTTTTATCGCTAAACCTAAAGCAATTGCCCGTTCGGCACGTTCTTTGCTGATATCCACAATTTCTCCAATCTTGAATGTGGAATTTTTTCCAGTGATTTGAATTTTCATAGTTTTAATTTTTGATAAAGTTAATAAAAAAAAGTTTATCCAATCAAACTCGTTGGACTTTTCAATATACGGGTCCAATGTCGGGATTTTCAAGATTCGATTTATGTTCAAGTTTCTCAAGTGAAATGGAATGAAATACCCATTGACTCCTTCTTGAACTTGTTCAAAACCGCTCGGAAATGGAGTCAACAAAACTGGAGTTCTTTGGACAAGTGCTTCGTTTATCGAGTAACAAAACCCCTCACAATCAGATAATTGAACCAAATAATCGGCTTTGGCAATCTTTTCTTGTGGATTCGATATGAAACCCATAAATTTTATATTCGTGTCACTGGTGTCAAATTTACCCCCTTCGCCATAGATTTCCCATTCATAATCAAACGGCAATAATTTTGCAAAGTCGATGCAACGTTGGATTCCTTTTTCTCGACTCATTCTCGAGACAGTTATCAACTTCAAGACTTCGTTTTTTTGCTTTTCGAAAATCTCGACTTGTGGCAACATATTGTAAATAATTGTACCATTCAAATTATGTAATTTTTTTAAAGAGTCTTTCGCTTTTTGAGAAACGCAAACAAAATCTGTAATTCTTGAGTCGGGTTGCAACCTGAAAATTCCGCTCAAGGAATATGATTCCAAATCGGCGTGAATCATTTGAATTTTGACATTGCATTCCACGTTTCCAATTATCGA